GATTTAATGTAAGCGACGGGACAAGCACTGTTAGAATAGTTAATTCTGGGGGAGTTGGATTGATTGGCACGTTAACAACACATCCGCTTGCTATTAGAACGGACAATACAGAAAGAATGCGTATTACCTCAACAGGAAACGTAGGTATTGGAACAACTACAGTTGGAGAAAGATTAGTAGTAAGTGGAAACGCAGCTATTAGTGGTAGAATGCATATTGGCGGAACAACAGCCTTTGGAAGTCCAATTGTTTTAGGAGTTACAGGACAATCTTATTTAAACGGTAACGTTGGAATTGGAACAACTTCGCCAGGAGCAAGACTTGACGTAAGAGCACAAGGAGCATTATCTACCGATATAGCCTTACGAGTTAGGAATAGCGCGGATAGTGCTGATTTGTTAGTTACTAATGGATTGGGGAATGTAGGTATTGGAACAACTAGTCCAACAGTAAGATTAGATGTAAGTGGGTCTGTTAATGTTAGAAGCGCAGCTCCGACTATTACATTTGATAGAAACAGTAGCTATACTTGGAGATTAGTAAATGGGGATGGAGGTACATACCCAACATCAACTTTTAACGTTGCAAATAACGCAGGAACAAGCGTAGCAACTTTCTTAGATAACGGTAACGTAGGTATTGGAACAACTGCTCCAAGTGATAAGTTGGAGATAAAAGATGGAGCTATTAAAATTATAGGTTCAACATCAACATTCGATGCATATCTTAAACTTGGTAATTCTAATAATATTAACATATTAGGTACTCATCTATGGCACGATAGTGGAGGAACAGAGATTACAAAATTAGATAGTGTATGGGATAGTGCATCAAGTGGTGGAATACAATTAAGAGTTAGAACTGCTGGAACACCTATTGTTGGGTTAGCTATAAATTCTAGTGGTAACGTGGGAATTGGAACAACTGCCCCAGTAGCATCGGCAAAATTACAAGTTGAATCAACAACTCAAGGATTTTTACCTCCGAGAATGACAAATGCACAACGTTTAGCGATAGCATCGCCGGCAGTAGGTTTGATGGTTTATTGCACGGACGTTGTTGAGGGATTATATATAAACAAATCCACAGGTTGGACATACATAGGTTAATAATTAATAAATAAATAAAAATGGGATTATTAGTAAGTGCTACGGCAGACAAAAAGATTTTAATTAAGGGAACAGAAATTGAGTTGCCAAGTGTTTATGCAAGACTTGAATATTCAGCAAGAGCAAATGGTGTAACCTTAGAAATTGCATCGGCTACATACGATTCATTAGCAACATACGAAGCAGGTGGGAGCACATTATCTACAGACGTTCCGCAATCAAATATAGTTGTTGAATTAGTAGAAGGAAAAATGCAGGATTTATCAAGTGCAGAGTTTTATGCTAAAGCAAATTACGAAGAACTTGGATATGCAGTAGAGGTATTGTAATAAAAAATAAAAACAATAAATAAAAATAAATTATGGCAATAGTATACAGTTATCCAATCGCTCAAATTGAAGCAAGCGATTTACTTATTGGTACAAAAACGGTTGAAGTTGGAGAACCAACAAAATCATTTTTAGTATCTGATTTTATAAACTTGCTTGCTACTTCAGGAGCAGCAGGACCGCAAGGCCCAGAAGGACCAGCAGGTGCAGAAGGACCAGCAGGCGAAACAGGCCCACAAGGAATACAAGGTGCAGCAGGACCAGTAGGACCAACGGGATTAAATTGGCAAGGATCATGGGTATCTGGAAATTCTTATGTAGCAGATGATGCTGTAGGATATAGCGGAGCTTCTTACTTTTGTATATTAGCTACATCTGGAACTACTAATCCATCTGTAGATACTACACACTGGGCATTATTAGCTTCCCAAGGAGCATTAGGACCACAAGGACCAACAGGAGCAACCGGGGTTGCGGGACCAACAGGACCTCAAGGACCTCAAGGGGTAGCAGGTGCAACAGGAGCTACTGGACCACAAGGGCCTGCGGGATCATTAATACCTTGGTTAGAATACAATGCAACTGATTTAACTGTTTGGAATAATGGTAAAGGTAATTTATCTACAAATACAACATTTGGAGAATTTGCTCTTAAATCAACAACTTCAGGTTATCATAATACTGCTTTTGGTTTTAATGCCTTAAAAGATAATACAGTAGGTGGACAAAATACCGCAATGGGATTAAATGCGCTAAGTTCAAATATTGGGGGTCAATTAAATACAGCGATAGGAACAAATGCACTTGCGTTGAACGAAGAGGGGGATCATTGTGTAGCCATTGGACAAAGCGCCTTAAATTCAAACATTTCCGCTAATTATAATGTTGGAATTGGTTCTTCCGCTTTAACTGGCACACAAACAGGAGGTTATAATGTTGCTGTAGGAGCGAATGCTTTAGTATCAGTAGAAACTGGTATTTATAATATTGCTATAGGTGCTAGTAGTGGTTATTATGCTACAAACTCTTCAAGTGGGAATGTATATATTGGTTATAACGCAGGGCCAGGGGTTCCTACAACGGAAAACAATAAATTATATATATCAAATTTTTATGGAACACCATTAATTGGGGGAGATTTTTCTACTGGATTAGTTGATATAACTAGTGTATTAAAACTTACTCCTTTAAATAGTTTTCCGTTTATAGGTTCTGAAGAAGAGGGCATGATAGCTGTTGTAGGTACAATTACAAAACACATATATTGTTATTTAAACGGAGCTTGGGTACAATTAGACTAATGAGTAGGAAACAGTTAGATATATTAATAAATTAATAAGATAATGGATCAATGTAGCCTTCGTGTTTACGCTTTAAACATATTAACCCTAATGATTAGCTTTACAAATTTAGAAGCAATATTAAAGGTTGTACTATTGTTAATATCTATAATATATACCTCAATGAAAATATTTGATTGGGTATTAAATAAGAAGAAAGGCAAGACAACAGAACAAGAAGAATAATGGTGGCAGTTAGTATGATTAAAAAATACTGGATTGTAAATTTAAAAAATAAATATGAGTACTAACTTAGAAGAATTTATACCAAAATTTTTAAAAGGGGGATGGATAGTGGCTTTAATAGGAGCAGCGGGTATGGTGGCAAGATTGGTTGTATCAGAAGAGGAAACGCCGGTTAATATTGTTATAAAAAATATATCTGCTGCAATGATAGCTTCTAGTATAGCTTGGTTTATAATGGAACAGTTTGAAATGAATTCTATGCTAAAAGCTGTTTTATATGGACTAGTTGGATTAAACTCTCCAGAGCTATTAAAGGGAATAACAAAAATATCTGGATCTTTTTCAGATGATCCATCTAATTTTATATCAAATGCAAGGCAAGGGAAGATTACACACAAAAATCCTCCTACAAAGCGTAAAACAACAACGAGGAAATAATGAATAAGAATATACCAATGATTGCATTAACCGTAATCATGATTAGTGTAGCTATTTATGGTAAATGGGTAAATGACAAGATACATGAAACTTCAGACAGACTTGTTAAGAATAATTTAGAACCTCAACCTTGGTTGTCTAAATCTTTTGATTATTATGGAACACCAATTCAATCAAACTTTACAGGAACATTTAAAGTTGAGAAAGTAAAAGAAAACTTAAAAGATATTAAAAAGTGGAGAGTTACTCGTGATTCAGTTTGGAGCGCGTACTTGAAATGTGAAATGAGCCCCGAAGAACAAAAAATCGTAGATAGAGTAAATGATCAAATAAAGGACGCAGACGAGTTAATTGATGAACTTATAGATAATGTAGACGATAACAAAAATATTGCAATTACGGGCTCTATAATCAGTTCTGGGGAGGTTGATGATCTTATTAATCCAATCATGGACGACACGAACGCTCTTATAGATCTACAAAGTTCGGAAGGAGCTACATTAGTTAAAGAAATACAAGATCTCTTAAAGACATTCTCTAACTTTATGATAGGTGTATTGGCATTAGCGTTTATTCTTTTAGCTAACGTTGTAATGAAATTTTTAAAAGATAAAAAGGAAGCTCAAGTTCCTGTTAAAAAAAGAAAACCTCCGGTAAAGAAAACAACACCGGCAAAAAAACCGATTAAAAAACCAATTAAAAAATAAGATATGGGATTTTGGAAAGAACTAGTAAGTGATGAGACAAATAGAATTTCATCTAAAAGAGTAGCAGGGCTTTTATGCGTTGTAGCATTAGTAGCAGCTTTAATTGCCAACACATTCAGCCATGAATCAATCAAGCCATCAGACATGCTGGTTGAATCAGTAGCTCTATTCGCTTTTGGAGCACTTGGTCTTACATCAATTGATAAATTTACTAAAAACAAACAATAATGCAACTATCAGAAAATCTATCATTAGCGGAAGTAATGAGATCAGAAACCGCTAAAAGAAAAGGAGTTAGTAATATGCCAACTCCAGAACATATTGAAAACTTTAAAAAATTAGCTGAGAATATATTTCAGCCTATTAGAAAGCATTTTGGAAAGCCAATTCATATTTCATCTGGTTATAGAAGTGCGGCTTTAAATAAAGCAATTGGAGGAGCTTCATCTTCACAGCATTGTACAGGAGAAGCTATTGATATTGACATGGACGGAACGGCTATTGCAAACGCAGAGATATTCAACTATATTAAAAACAACTTAAGCTTTGATCAATTAATATGGGAGTTTGGTACAGATAAAAACCCTGACTGGGTACATGTGTCTTACGAATCAACTGGTAAACAACGCAAGCAAATATTAAAAGCTGTTAAGCAAGGAGGAAAAACAAGCTATGTACCATATAAGTAAATTTATAAAACAACAATGGTTAGGCTCCATCTTAATATTGTTTTTTGCCTTATTTCTTATTTATGGGATAGAGAAGAAAAACGAGTTGCTCATAGAAAAACAACGTCTTGAAAAAGAAATTGAAGCGTTAGAGCAAAAAGAGGAATCACACTGGAAAGCACTGGATAGTTTGAAATTTCACAAAGACATTATTATAGAGAAACAAAAAACATTAATAAAATTAGAACATGACACAATTAAAGTTATCGATACTATTGCTTTTAGTAAGCTTCAACAGTTTTTCACAGACAGATACTATAAAAAAGATAGTATTAAATGAGAAAACCGCTAGAGAAGTAGTTAAAGATATTGTTAAAGGAGATTTGTGTAAAAAGCATTTAGAATTAAAGGAAGAAGAAATTGACGTGCTTCATCAGCAAATTGTAGAGCTTACAGAGGTTATTAAAATAAAAGAAGAAATCATCTCTAAAAAAGATGAAATTATAGTTGTGCAAGACAAAGCAATTGGGTGGTGGAAAAAACCGGAAATACACGGATATGTAGGTATACAAACTATAAACGCAACATTAGTTGATCCATATATATACGGAACATTATTATTAGAATTTCCTAAGTTTAGTTTAGGTGGACAATACTTTGCGCAGCCAAACAACCCATCAGGATACGGTATTATAGTAGAATATAATTTATTTTAAAATGGCAAAAGTAATTAACAAAGTAGAAAAGGCATTAGATTCAAAACCAAAAAGACCAGGCATTCACGCTAAAAGTAAAACGTCAAATTCCAAATCCTCAAAACTATATAAAAAAAGTTATAGAGGTCAAGGCAGGTAAAAACGTTCAAAAATAAGTAATATATACAATATACAATTCAATCTAATCAAATTAAATTATGGCAGACGCAATAGTTAAGAATCTAAGCTTTGGTAAAGAAGCTAGTGATAAAGTATTTATGGGTATAGAAAAACTTGCAAAAGCAGTTGGATCTACCCTTGGAGCAAGTGGTAAATGTGTTTTACTTGAAGACCATACCGGTGCTCCTGTAATTACTAAAGACGGTGTTACCGTTGCTGATTCAATTATCTTGTTGGACCCAGTTGAAAATATGGGGGCTACATTATTAAAAGAAGCAGCAAGAAAAACAGTAAGAGAAGCTGGAGACGGAACAACCACTGCAACAGTATTAGCCCATGCGATTTTAAGTGAAGCTTATAAGTCAACTGAAACTAATACTAGAAAAGTAAAAGAAGGTATTGAAACAATGTGCGATAAAGTTGTGGATTACCTAGAAAAAAATAAGATCGTTGTAACAGGCGATATGATTGATCAAGTTGCAACAATTTCAACAAACAATGATCCTGAGTTAGGCAAGTTAGTTGGTGATGCATTTAGATCCGTTGGGGAAACTGGTATTGTAATGATGGAAACATCAAATGATCCAGAATGTAGTTTAGATGTTGTAGAAGGTGTGCAGTATGATAAAGGATTAACAAATAGTCATTTCATTACAAACCAAAAAACAAAGACAGCTGAATTAGAAAACCCATTAATACTTATAATAGAATCTCCAGTAGATAATATTAGACAAATACAACCAGCGTTAGAATATGTAATACGTCATAATAAACCATTACTTATTATTGCTGATTTAGAACAGAATGTACTTGCCCCTTTAGCAATGAATAAAGTAAAGGGAAATATAAAAGTAAATGTTATCAATGCTCCAACTTATGGAATAAGCAAAAAAGAAGTACTTGATGATTTAGCTTTATTAACGGGTGCAACCGTAATTAACGAAGACTTAGGAGATGATATGGATTTATTTACCTCTGATGTTTTTGGAACTTGTAAAAGAAGTATAACTTCGCACGAAGATACGGTATTACACGTAGGTGAACCTACAGAAGAAATAAATGGTATTATAGAGGATATTAAAAAATCCTTATTAGAAAACAATCCACAACCTAAAGTTATTAAACTTGAAAGACGATTAGCTAGATTATCAGCTAAGATCGCAATTGTAAAGGTTGGAGCTAATTCTGAAATAGAATTAAAAGAAAAAGCAGATAGAGTAGAAGACGCAATTTGTGCAACTAAAGCTGCTATTAAAGAAGGTATTGTTTCAGGAGGTGGTATTGCTTTATTAAATGCTTCACATAACATAGATTCTTTTGGTGAAGGACAAACAATATTACTTGATGCTATTAGAGCACCATTTAAATTAATATTAGATAATGCGGGTATTGAGAATGCTCCATTAGAAACTATATCAAAGAAAGGATATGGATTAGATGTAATAACCGGTAAAACTGTAAATATGGTTGATGCTGGAATTATTGATCCTTTATTAGTTACAAAAAGTGCATTGAAGAATGCAGTATCTGTAGCAACCACTATCTTATCGACTAATTGTGTAATTAATAACTTAAGAGTATAATGAGAGCAATAGGTAAGTGTTTGATAATAGAAAAAATAAAAGAAGGTACAACTAAAACAAAAGGCGGATTAATGCTTGCTGAAAACCAAAGAGAAGATATTAGATATATAGAAGCTAATGTTCTTTCAATTGGCGATGAAGTTGTAGGTGTGAAAGAAGGAGATCGTATATTCTATGATCGTCATGCTGGTCACAAAATTGATATAGATAAAGAAACATATCAAGTTATAAGATTAGGGGATGTAGTAGTTGTATTATAATGAGATTAGAGCCAAGTGATATTAAAGATATTGGGTTATTAAAGCATTATAGAATCATTAGACGTTGGGCTTGTAGAAATAACAATTTAACGGATGCAGATTTAGAATTACTAATATACTTTGATTGTTTAGAATTCTTTACAAAACAGGATTATAAAATAGGTACATACGCATATAGTTGGGACAATAAGCGCTGGAACAATTTATTAAAAGAAGGGTGGATAGTAGTGTGGCGAAATAGAAACCATACAACCCAAAAGTATAATATATATAAAGTTTCATTTAAGTGCAAACAACTAATTAGTAAAATGTACCGTATAATGCTGGGTAAAGAAGACTTGCCAACAAGTAAGCACCGTAATGTTATAATGAAAGGTAAAACATATATAGATACGGTTATGATAACCGCTATAGAGAATGTAAATAACGATAAAACAAGAAATAATGAATAATACTTACAATCCATCTATGATAGATAACGGTGTAATAAATCCTGCTTCAGGCGGAGTTACTGCAATTACACCAGGTAATCCAGGTATGATCAATCCAAATCAAATGCAAGAATCTGCAATTAATCCTGGATTGTTTTCAAATATGGATGCAATTAAGAATTTAAATCCTGGTAGTGTTTATAATCAGGCTCGTCCTGTTATGCCACCAAATGGAGTTCAAACACCTATAACCCCAGCATTGGGAATGTAAATCAATAACTATGAATATAAAAGCAACAAAACATCCAATTACGCCTTTTGACAAAGAGGCTAAAATGTCGGGGGTAGGAGCAAATGCTCTATGGAATGGTCCGTTTGATACAACGGGTTATCCAAAAAGTAAAGGAGACAGTGCAGGTAAAAATGGAATCAAATTAAGATTTGATCAGCCATCGTGTTCACCTGCTCCTATAACACAAAAAGCAAAAGGCAGATTTTAAAAATTAACAACTAAACTAAAAAACAAAAATGGCAAAATTTCTTTCAATTTACGTTACAAATACTGGCTTAACAGCTGGAGAACGTTTAATCAATGCAGAACAAATTACTACAGTTGCTCAAACTGCAGCTACAACTACTGTTATTACATTAGCACAAGCTGGTACATCTTTTGATCAAATTACTTTAACGCATACATCTACAGGTACTACACCATCTGTTAAAGATGCTATCAATGATGCTATCACTGCTGTTCCTGGTGGACAAACTGTTGCGGTATCTATGCCAGTAGGTATTGTATGTTCAGCAATCGCATTAGCATAATCTTAATATAAATAGATATGGCTACTAAAAAGATTGTAGAGAAAAAAACAGGGGAAAAGTATGCTTCTAAAGCAGCTATGGCTAAACACGAAAAAAAAGAAGGTAAAGCTGAGCAAATGAAAGAATACGGAAAAGTTAAAAGAACTCCAGCAATGCAAGTTAAAAGTGCAAAGCCTGCTCCAAAAGCAAATGCAATGGAAGGTAAAGCAACAATGGCTGCAAAAGCAAAATCACCAGTTATGATGAAAAAGTCTGCAGCTATGATGAAAAAAGCTCCAGCACTTAAAATGAAAAAGTGCTAGAATGGCTTTTATAATGAAGGGCGCTCCTTATAATTGTGATAATACACCAGTCTATCAAGTAGACATGGATGATAATATATTAGGTATGGCCCAAAATAATGGAACTATCTTAATTAACAAGGACGTATCCCCATTAGAATTAAAAAAGAATAAAACAATTTCGCACGAGAAAGTACATATTGACCAGATGAAACGAGGGGATCTAGATTACACAGATTCCCATGTTATCTGGAAAGGTAAAAAGTATTCAAGAGCAACAATGGAAGAAGGTTCCAAAAAACTACCTTGGGAAATAGAAGCTTATAAAAAACAATAAATTTGCGTAATAATAATATTATATAACTTTAATTAAATATATTATGAAAAAAGTATTGGTATTATTATTAGGTTTAGTGTTTTTTAACACAAGTGCACAAAAAATGTCTCCCGCTTATTTACAGGGCCAATGGATTTCTGCAGAAGGCTCTAAAATGATTATTAAAGGGAATAAAAAAAATAATCTAATTATAGAAAAAACTTTAGCTGACGGAGATTCTCTAAAAGTAGTTAGATATTATATGGATAAAAAAAATCTATATATTGAAACTTTATTAGAACAAAATAACTACGATGCGGTGGCAAAATATATCATTATTGATAATGACACAATGGTTGCCGACGTTGTTAGTAAATTTCCGGGACAAGTTATTTATAGAAGAATATTAAACAATAAAACAAATTAACAAAATGGCATATAAGCAAAAACCAGGTAGAGGAAATAATGCAAAAACTGGGCATGGTCTACCTTCTCCATTTAAACAAATGGAAATTGAAGTTACAAAAAGTTACGAAGTTGGTAAGGAAAAACTTGCTAAAAATAGAGAAACTGGTAATGTACCGGGAGGAATGACTATTGATCCAGAATCTGGTAAAGCTAATGCAAATTTACCAATGCACAAAGTTGTTAAATCGGGTTCATTTCTTCGTGAATTAGATTCTGCTGGTAAAATAGTAAGAGAAGTTGCACAAGATACCAGAGGCAATAAAGATTTTTACAAATCGGTTGAGGATAGAAATGCTGACGTTACTAAACGTCAAACAAGAAACGCGGATTTGTACAATGCTTTTAGTGGAGGGACAAAACCAGAAAATTTATCTGATTATCAAAAACAAACACTTGTTAGTTTAGGTAAAGCAGTAAAGAAATAAGAATGAAAAATCTATCAACAGAAGGTTATAAAAAAAATAGTCCTGATAAAGATAGACCTTATAATGTAATACCAAGCGGGGACATCACTATGGAAAACGTAGAGTTCCCCGTTTTAGGTATTGACAATTTAGGTAATGAAAAAATAATGAAACCAGGAGATAAAGAAATTAACTTTCCAGGTAATACAGTATTAGAGTTCCCTATGCTTGGTAACTCATTAAAGAACAAAAGCAAAATATATAACAAAATATTTAAAAAATAAATTATGGGACAATATGGTAATCAACCAGATTTTGGAACAAGAGCAGGTGTAGCATATATTATTGGGGACCCAAGTGATATAGGTAGTGCTATTAATTTAGGTTCAGCTGCCTTATATATAGGTACGGGAGGCACTTTAGTTTGCCGTGTTGTTGGTGGAAATGCTAATTATGTGAACGACGCAGATCCACAAAGTGGATATACTATTTTTTACAATATACCGGCTGGTACTTTTTTCCCAGTAATAGTAGATTGTATTTGGAGTAATGATGGAGGAGAAACTTCTACAACTTGTGATAATATAGTAGCGCTTTACTAATGAAAATGGGTATAGGTATTGGCTGGCCTAATAGTACAAGTAGTTGGGGAGACATTTATCCATTTATAATAGAGGATTGTACTGGTATAGTAACAACCGTTTATTCTACTTCTTCTGAATTTTTACCTGGTGCATATGTATTTAATGATCCGGGATTAACAGATCCATTTACAAATGTGGGAATTTGGAATTTACCAGGATTAATATACTCTATTGGAGGATACGGGGTAGGACCGGTTTCAGGTATAGTAAAAGCTCCATTAGGAGGCTGCCCAACATAATAATAAAATAATATAAAATGACAACAGAAGAAATAGCAAAGCTAAAATACCTTTTAACATTATCATAATAATAATTAACAATTAAATTAAATAAAAATGGATGTAGTAAAACAAATTACAGCAGTACAATTAGAAACAATTGTAAATCAACAAAAAGACATTAACGCATTGTTAACAAACATTGGAATATTGGAATCACAAAAGCATGGATTCTTACACCAATTAGCTGAAGTTAATAAAGCAGTTGAAGATTATAAAAACTTATTACAAGAGGAATATGGCCCTATCAATATTAATTTAGAAGATGGAACTTACACTGTAATAGAAGAGAATGCTGAAGAAGCAAAATAATGGACTCGGTTATTAGAAAAATAAGTATAGGTGTAGACTATAAAAATGAGGCTATGCACTATTCTGTTGGACAACAAGTATATGGGGGGCACGAAATCTCCTGTATACTTGAAGCATCCGATAAGTCCTATAAAATTTACATTAAGAAAGAAGACGAAGTAATGCCCTGGAAGAAGTTTAATTCTAATATGGCTATTGCTATCGAATACGATTTAGAATATTAATGAAAAGTGTCTTTAGTTTTATCGTTCGTCCAGTAAATGGAGATCGATACAACAACAAAGTCAAAGTAGGAGACAAAGATCTTATACTAAATACCCAAATAGAAAGTTTTAAATCTGTTAATAATTTTGCAGAGGTGGTTTCGGTACCATTAGCATATACTACAGATATAAAAGTGGGAGACATTGTTGTGATACATCATAATGTATTTAGAAAGTTTTATGATATAAGAGGCAAAATAAAAAATAGTAGAGCTTATTTTAAAGATGACCTTTACTTTTGCGATCTTGATCAGATATATTTATATAAAACAGATGCCGAATGGAAATCATTTGGCGATAGATGTTTTATAAAACCATTAAAGAATATTGACTATTTAAAGCTCGATAAGGAACAAAAGCTTATTGGTATATTAAAATATGGAAATAGCTCTTTAAATAAGCTTAAAATCAATCCTGGTGACTTAGTGGGTTATACTCCTTACGGGGAATATGACTTTATAATAGATGGGGAGCGATTATATTGTATGAAATCTAATGATATTGTAATTAAGTATGAATATAAAGGAGACGAAGCTGAATACAACCCAACTTGGGCAAAATAATTGGATTGTTTATAGACATATAAGAAACGATAAAAATATGCCGTTTTATATTGGTATAGGTAAAGATATTAGTAGACCATATAATAAAAGAAGTAGATCC